CAAAAACGGCGTTACCAAGTCAGTAGACATTAAATCGATTCGCGGTGTTGGATCTGGGCGCGACAAAAACGAACATACTTGGATCGAACTCCAGAATGTAAAGGGTCGGCATGGGTGGATATATGGCAAGCAAGATCTGGTCGTATTTGAGCGCGTAGACCACTGGCTGTTTGTTGACCGTAAATCGATGGCGGTCTGGATCGATCTGGTCGTGGACAAGGGCAAAATCGTGGACAGGTACGGCGATCCAGTCTATGCGGTCTACAGCAAGGACACGGACAAGTCGATGACCACCCTAATCCGCTACGCAGATATGCCGTCTCAGGTTTTAAGATTTAGTTGGAAAAAGTGCTTGACATCTGATTTTACATAGAACTATAATTACATACCACCCACAAACAGGACTACCGCTATGACCAAGCCCATTGGCTTTGAAATTATCACCCAAGACGATCGACCGATGTCTGCTGAAGACCGTAAAGCCATCTACGGCTTTCTCAGCGCGTATGTAAAAGATAGTGAAGCAAAAGCCTACGCAATGTCGGAAACTGGATTCACTGACGATGAACTCAGTGATGCTTTTAACTTCAAGTACGGAGTCTAACCATGTATCCCAAACTCTCTGGCGTGGTTACGCCTGATCTTGTCCAGACCATCGGCTCTGGTAAATTCTCAGCATCCTATGTGAACTGGTCGCGCACCATGCAACTGTTGCGTGACAATGCACCAGAATGGCTTCCGTTTTCTGTGCCTGCGCCTGACGGCGGTATCGTGCATCGTGCGCCTGTCGGGGGCTATCTGCTGATTGGCTTCCGTCACGCTGATGGTCGTGAGACTCCGACCGTACCGCAAGCCGTTATGGATCACAAAAACACATCCATCCAGTTCGACCAGATTACGGCGCGTGACATCACCGACACGCATCGGCGCGGTATCTGTCTGGCTTCGGCACTGTTGTTCGGTCTGGCTTACGAACTGTGGGCAAAGGTCGATATCGAAGATCCGTACTCGCGTGGCAAGGCGCAAGTATCAGTTGAAGATGTCAGCGCAAAACTGCTGACACTCAAAACCGCAGAGGAATGTCGTGCTTACTACAAGACTCTGCCCAAAGCGATTCAGTCAGAAGTGACTGATGAATTTATAACCCGTGTCAAACAATTTGAGGAACAGGCATGAACAACTTCAGTGGTATTGGTCGCGTAGGCGGTGATCCTGTAGTCACCCAAACCAAAGACGGCAAGGCTGTCGCTACCTTTTCGGTCGTGGTCGATTCTGGCTACGGCGACAAGAAGATCGGCACTTGGATTAAGGTCGCGCTCTTTGAAAAACGCGCTACCGTTGCAGAATACATCAGCAAAGGCGACAAGATCGGGATCAACGGCGAGATCGTCAACCGTGAATGGACTGCCAAAGACGGCACGAAACAGCACACGCTTGAACTGGCTAACGCCAATGTCACGCTACTGGCATCCAAGAAAGACGCACCACAAGCAAGCCCGAAGGCACAGCAAGCCGTTGCTGATAACTTCGATCCGTTCAGCGACAAAGTACCATTCTAAGGATTACTAATGTCTGACAAAAAGCACTTTTACTTGACCATGACTTGCGAAGAAATTGACCAACTGCGTGCAATCGGCGGTGGATCGTTAACTGCAGGACTTCGCGCACTTGTTGCCGTAGATGTCTCTGAGTTTACTCTGGACAAGCTGTATACGCACCGTACTTCTGTTCGCCTGTTGCCTGCAGATCTGCAGCTCTTTCTAAATCTGATCTTATCAACTAAGGATATTTATGCTCGATCCAAACAGGAAAAACTATATTACCGCAAGCAATGTCGGTGCAATTCTGGGTCTTGGCAAATACAAAAAGCCAAACGCAGTTCTGAATGACATGGTCAAAGCGTTTCGCGGTCAACTGGAATACAAGGATAACCCTGCATTCCAACACGGTCGTGATAACGAATACAAGGGCGTGCAGTACGCCAATGAGTTCATGAAGTTCATTGCCACTGGCGCGAGTCAGATGTTCGTTACCAAAGGCTTTCTGGGCGCAACACCAGACGGCATCAGCGAAGACGGCTCAGTCGTGCTTGAGATCAAAGCACCGTTCAAGCAAGACTACTCTGCCCATAACTACGAACTGTATATGCCTGAGTATTACGCACAGATGCAAGTGCAGATGTATTGCACTGGCGCACAGCGTGCGTTGTTTGTGGTGGTCGGTAGCGATGAACAGATTAGCCATGTCTTTGTTTCGTACAATGACGCATGGATGAAAAAGCATCTTCCTACCCTGAAAGAATTCTATGACTCTTTCAGGAAGATCGTGGACACAGACTCTGACTTGGATAACGCTGATGCCAAGCGACTGTACGAACTCAACAAGCAGATCAAACAATTGCAGGCTGAATATGACCAAGTTCGTGATGCGCTATTGGCTGAAAATCCTAACGGCGGTACTTTTGGTAATGTATCTGTTTCTATCATCGAGAAAAAAGGAACAGTAGATTACAAGAAGATCGTCAGCGAGTTTGCGCCACAGGTCGATGCCGAAGCGTATCGCGGTAAGTCTTCCAAATATGCGAAGGTGACATTCAATGACGAATGAAACAAGCGCAGAAAGCAAAGCCAAGAAGATGAATGCCAAGCTGAAAAGCGAGTATGCGCATTTGTATTTACTGGCAAAGTCAGCAGTAGACAGTTGGGAAGATCCGCTAACAGCAAAACTGGATCTTGAGAAACACATGGTCGAACTTCGTAACTACATAAGGAACTGAGCATGGACATTGAAAACGATGAAGTAGATATCAACGATCTGGGCAATGTGCCGACCAAGACGCTGATTAACCTGATTACGGAAATGTGCTTGGAAGTCGAGCGCAGATACTCCGAAGACACTACGGTCAACTGACATGGATCTAGATGATGACAAGCAAGACGCACTGCGGTGGCGTTACCTGTGCGACTCTGAGCAGTTGCCGTTAGAGATGGCAATGTTGCTATCTCTTGGCGCAGATCGTCAAGCATTGAACACTGTCATTGACAAGGCAATGCAGGGCAACCGTATTGAGAGTCTGAACTAATGATCATCTGCCGAAAAACAGATAGCCCCGAAGACATCGACCGTCTGGTCTCTGTATTGAAGGCAGAGATCAAGGACAGGCTTGCGTCTGGTCAGGACATCCACTGCAAGGTAGCGAACTACATACCCAAGCGCAGTCTGGAACAGAATGACAAGATGTGGACTCTGATACACCACTTCAGCAACACGCTACAGGTGGTCGTAAACGGCGAGAGCAGGCTTATTAGCCCTGAAGACATGAAGGACTACATGACTGCTCAGTTCCTGCTCGACATGGCGTTAGAGACGAACACAGCACCGAAGTTTGCCCAGACCAAGACTGGTCACTTTATCCTGCTTGGCAGTCGCACAAGCCGATTCACGATGAAGCTAATGGCAGAGTTTATTGAGTTTTTAGAATACATGAAGGCAGAGCATGACGCTGAAGCAGATCCAAAGTGAAATTGATGTTGCCACCAAAAAGATCATTGGCAAGTATTGCTTTGCCTGTGGGCGTTCTCGACCGATTGACCAGTTCGATCTGGTAGCCAAGAAGTCGGTCACAAAGTGCCGTGACTGCCAAGCCAAGTATGGAAAGAAGAAATGATAATTCCAGACAAGTTCAAAATTGCAGGGCATACGGTGACCGTAAAAAAGAATGCCAGACTTCCGTCTGACACTCACGGTCTCTGGACTAACAGCAAAAAGACCATCAAGTTAGCCAAGTTCCCAAAAGGTACTGCCCAGAGTTACATCTACCAAGTTTACTTTCACGAACTGGTACACTGCCTGTGTGACACGATTGGGCGTACAGAATTGGGCGAAGACGAAGGCTTTGTGGATGCCATGAGCGAAGCACTGATGCAGGCTCTGCTGACATCTGATCCGAAGATGCTGAAGGATGCTGATGGGCAAGAAAGTTGATATAGTCTTAGCATATGCGCCACCGACCGTTAACCATTACTGGCTACAGCGCGGTCTACGGCGTTTCTTAACTAAAAGGGCGAATGCCTTCAGGCGCGACATTAAAGACCACTGCAAGGGTCACAGGCTTGAAGGACTGCTGTCTGTACGCATTGACTACCATCCACCAGATCGGCGCAAGCGCGACATCGATAACATCATCAAGGCGATACTGGATGCGCTACAGCACGCAGGGCTGTTTGAAGATGATTTTCAGGTCAAAAAAATAACCGCCACCAGACACGATGTCATTAGTGGCGGTTCGTGTGTAATTACGGTGGCTGAGTTAATCGACTGACTCAGTGTTCCGATCCAGAGCATCGACCAGATCCTGCTCTGCGTACTCCAGATCGCGCTCTGCATTGCGCAGATCAGACAGCAGATCGTTGAAGTCAAGTTCTGTAATAAAGTCATAGTTAGCCTGAAAGACGCGCTCACAGACTTCTTGGTACTTGTCGTAGTTCATCGAATGTAGGATGTCGCTCACGCTGTAGCCGTAGACGACCGTAGGATTTTCACGGTCGATCAGGGTACGGACTACAGACTCATAGTCGCCCCAATACGGCTTCCAGTTGGTAATTTCTTCTTTGGCGCAATCCAACAGTTCACGCTTCCAAGCAATTGCTTTTTGTAGTTCTGCGATATTAGACATACGATACTCCAAAGTTAAGACCGCCAAAGCGGTCTGTGGTGGATTAGACTTTGTCAGAGAAAAAAATGCTGTTCTTGGTGAAGTTCATGTTGCGATCATCACGACCAAACCAGATGCTGTCATGCTCAGTACCGCGATTAGAAACTGATGCTTTCCAGACTTTCATGGATGTGCGGTATTTGCCACCGATGCCAGAAGTGATATAAATGTATCCTTTCGCGGTGCGCTTGGCAGGCACAGTCTTAGTTTCGCCCCACAGCGTGACTTCAACTGTACCAACTTCAAAGGTATCGCCCCAACCAGTGGTTTCAGAAGATTCGGCTTTGAAGCTGTCGTTGTTGATAATTTTCATGGCGGTATTCCTGTGTTGTTGGTGGTATACATATGGTCTCGCATTCCATACCCTTTTGCAAGCACTTTTTTGTATGGATTATTAGCCCATACAAATCAATGACTTGCGTAGGGGGGCTTATGGGTTTATTATCCAAAAAGTGCCATAAAATGGCTAAATTGCGCAGAATTTGAGGTCGTATGTCAAAAACTATTAGTGGACTGCCGTTAGCTGAAACCCTGACTGGCGATGAACTTCTGCCAGTTGTGCAGGATGGAAACACCGTACAGGCTACCGTTGAACAAGTGGTGGCTCTTGTTGGGAATACGGCGGTCTGGGGCAACATAGAAGGCACGCTGTCTAACCAGACCGATCTGCAAACGGCTTTGGATGCAAAAGTTCCTTACACTGGCGCAACAGGCAATGTCAACTTAGGCGAGTATGGACTTACATCAGGATATTTTCAGGCAGATCTAACACCATCAGGCGCATCTGCTGTTGGTCGGATGATATGGAATCCTGACTTCAGGACTACCGACTTAGGCTTGGGCGGTGACAATGTTGTTCTGCACATTGGTCAAAAACAGGTAATTCTGGTCGTAAACAAGACGGGTGCTACCCTTACTGGCTCTGATTATCAAGTGGTTAAGATTTCAGGCGCACAGGGACAGCGACCAAAGGTAGATTTGGCGCAGGCTAATAATGACGCAAGCTCTGCTGACACCATTGGCATTGTCAATGAAACGATTACTAACAACCAAGAAGGCTTTGTCTGCACAACTGGTACGATTACCAACATCAACACGACTGGCTCGATGCAGGGCGAAACATGGGCTGATGGCGATGTGCTGTACCTATCGGGAACTACGGCAGGGCAAATCACAAAAATAAAGCCACAAGCACCGATTCATACCGTCATTGTCGGCTTTGTTATCTATGCTCACGCTAATCAGGGCAAGATATATGTAAAGGTCGATAACGGCTATGAACTTAACGAACTGCACAATGTAAGAATCAACGGTGTAACGGATGGTCAGGTTTTAGCTTACGACTCTACCCTTAGCGTCTGGGAAAACATCAACCAGTCTGCCATTACTTCTGGCAACTCAGATAAGGTAGACGGTTATCATGTCCAAGTAGACGGGACAGGCACAGATCCAAATACGATTTACTTCAAGACGACTGGCGGTGTCGATCCAAGCCAAGCAATTTGGGGTGATATTACTGGATCTATTGTAGACCAGACGGATCTGTATAACGCACTCGTCACTGGATCATACGCTACTGGCAACTGGAACATTAACGCATCTAGTGTAGATGGATACAGCGTTCAGGTAGACGGAACTGGTACTGATCCGAACACCATCTACTTCAAGACCACTGGTGGATCGATATCGGTGGAATGGGGCAATGTCACTGGCAAACCGACCACCATTGCAGGCTACGGCATCACCGATGCCTATACGATTGACGAAGTAGATGATCTGCTCATAGCCCTGAACAACGCCAAAGCCAATGTCGCCACTACACTGGCAGGCTACGGCATCACCGATGCATACACCAAGATCGTGAGCGATGCGCGGTTCTTGGGCATCACGGCTACGGCAGTCAACTCCGACAAGGTCGATGGCTACCATGTCCAAGTAGACGGAACTGGTACAGATCCAAACACCATCTACTTTAAGACGACTGGTGGAAGCGTTAGCGTAGAATGGGATGATGTATCAAATACCCCGACTACTGTTGCAG